TCCTGTTAAATCAGGTACTGAAAGGCGGTAGACGGATTTGAAACCGTTGGTATATCAAGGGTTTATGGCTATTTGCCCACCATTTGCCCACCAACTAATGAATGTCTGCTAAGACTCCTCGTACTTCTGCATGATGTTTTTCTTTCATTTTTTCAAACTGGTGGGCATAGACTTTCAAAGTTATCAAAATAGATTTATGTCCTAGCAGCTTAGAGATGCTTGCAACAGGCACTTCCTTGAAAATGAGATAGGAAGCGTATGTGTGTCTTAAAGTATGCGGATGGACATCTCTCTTTACCATTCGTTTCAGAGCTGTATTTGTGGCTCTATTTGACGCTCCGAATAAGATACGACCATCTTCATTCTCTTTCCAGTAATGCTCTTTAAAATTGAGCAAGTGCTTGGCTACGTTGTCATTAAAAGGTATCTCTCGGACGGATTGTTCATTCTTTGTCTCGCTAAAATCTTGAGAGTCAGAATAGTCCCAGGTGTTAATAACAATAAAGACTTGCCTTTCAAAGTCAATGTCATCCCAAGTCAACCCCATAGCCTCAGCAAACCTCATCCCACTAACAGCCAGAATATAGAGCGTCATGTGTGAAATATATTGAGGATTCTCTTGCGTTTTTGAGATGACGTAGAGGTATTCATCCTCTTCAAGATAACTTTCAGCCTCTGGCTTTTTTTCTTTTTGAGATTTAACCACAGCCCCTTCCGTAAAATTCGATGGAATGAGTTGATCACGGACAGCGATTTTGACAGCTGATTTAATGTGATAGTGTGTCCGCTCAATAGTATCTTGTGCATACTTGGATCCGAACTTGTTTAAAAATTCTTGGTATCGGATAGGGGACATCTCTTTTAGTTTAATTTGACCAAAATACTTGATGATGTGTTTTCGAGTTTGTTCGTATGAATTCCATGTTTTTTTAACAACGTGCGGTCTCTTATACAGTTCCGCCCAAGCTATGTAATAGTCAAGTAATGTGATATCGCTATTCGACATAGGAGCAGTTCGAAGCTCAACTTCCCTTTTTTGACCTGCCGCTCTTGCTTGCGCTCGTGTTTTAAAACCACTTCCGAAAGCCTCGTGTCTTTCACCTAAACTATCGCGGTATACAACGCGGTATTCGTAATACTTCCCTCTTTTTCTCGTCGATGCCATTGTTTTCACCTCATTTTTCTGTTAAAATGGGTATAGTAAAGAGACCTACTGCAAAGCAGGTTCTTGACTCTACCAACCGCCTCATGCTCTCGTCGACCAAAATTTGAGCATGGGGCTTTTTTGTTTATTCTACAATCAATTCGCCAACGGGGATGATGTCTTGAGTTTTTGATGATTTTGCAATCAAGTCATACTGATCAGCAGAGATTTCATATCCAAAATTTATCACCGTTGTATCGTCCGGCAACTTTTTAGCCAGTTCGGAGATAGACATACGGAGTAATGTGATGGCATTACTTTGGTCAGTCGTTGCAGTATTTGAGTAGACGGCATCCAATGCTTCTTTTGCTGCTTTTTGTGATTCTCCTGTCAGCAAAACTCGGATGATGTTATGCCCATCTGGGTATTCGGAATCAATGACATCATTTTCAATCTCTACGGTAACTTCTCCAGTATTTTCTGGGTCAAGTGTTGACTTGATTTCAGCTACAATGCTGTCATACTGGCTATTATCAACCTTGGCTTGCGTAGTTGTTTCTGATTGTGTCGTTAGTGCTTCACTTGTTGATGTTGTTGATTCATTGCTTGATGACGAACATGCCACGAGCGTTGCGACTGACAATAGCGTGATGGTTCCTGTTAGTAGTTTTTTCATGTGTTTCTCCCTTTAAATCATAAAAAGCACCTATACAAAGTACAGGTGCTTACAGTGGAGTTGAATTGCTCCAAAATAATGTTTCAATGGTAGTAGGTACTACCAAGATTTACCTGTATTATATCACTATTTGGTTTCTTTGTCAAATTTCAGCCACTTTCCAGAAAGCAATTGTTTTGCTAGTGCCTGGTCAATGTTGTCCATAATTTCTTTGGACAAAGAAATCTTACCTATTGGGTCGAGGTCATTGATTGGCTCAGCTATTTTAAGTTTGCTAACTGATGTAATGGAATCTATTTTAGCATACGATACTTTATCATAGTTAGCATAGCGAGTTTTTAGTGAAGTGATCTTATCAGTATCGGCTTGAAGCCATTTTCTAATGGTATCAATTTCTACTGGGACAAATTTCCCGTCTGGGTCATGACGATTATAGTAGTCTAACCATAGTCTAGTTTGTTCAGTATCTTCATTTGGCCGATAAATATAGCCCCCTTCTGGCAAATTGAAGCTTGAGAGTTCAATAGCATCTGTCAGCTTAAAGAGTTCTTTGATTTTATTAACAGCCGTCTCATTTTCGTTCATTATCTCTGAAAAGACAGCTTTCCCTATTGAGATATTATTTTTCCCTTTTTTAGAAGTTAAAGGTAGTACTGTTAATTTTCCATTGTTTGGGTGATCTTTCTTATCTAGGACTATTCCAAAATGAGAATTTGAAAATTCTGTCCCTGTATTTGTCCCAAAATGGATAAAGACGATAGTTCCTCGTTTATAGCGATTATATTTCTGAGGTCTGTTGAGGTTTTCAGTCCGAAAAATCTTAGCTCTCGTTATCTCTGATTTTGCTAGATTATTGAATTTTGGATTATGTGGGTGATTGGCAATTTTTAGCAGCATATCTCTTGCTGCTGTTAGTTGTTGTTTGTTATCCATTTTCCTCCTTTCCCATCAGACATCAATATCATAATACTTTTGTAGCAAGTTATTGCCTTGTTTGAATTTTTTTACAAGGTCGATGGCTGATCGTCGTTGTTGTTGTTCGTCCAAAAGGTGTTCTTCATAGGTGAATATCCGATAGTGGACAAAGTCAACTAAACGATTAAAGAGGGCTTTATCGCTGATGGTGTTAGCTTGTCTGATCTCCTCATAGGTGTGTCCATTTTTGAGGTGCCAAACCATGCGGTTGTTATTGATATAAAAGAGTGAGGCCATGGTGCTAGCTTCGGTCTCTAGTGGGTTGTCTAGGTAGTTGCTGGCACAAGCTAGGGCAACTTCATCAGACCGCCCTGTGCTGAAGTGTGCTACGATGTGGGCGAGCTCATGCAAGATGGTAAAGATAACTCGGCGTTTGATATGTGTCTGATTGATATAGACGAGGTATCTATCTTTTTCCTCATCATAGATGGTAAAGCCGTCGTTATGCTGACAGATGATGTCATCCAAGTAGGTGACATCTGAGTTAGTGACTAGACCTCGATATCTGACGTGCTCTGTGCTAAGTAAGCCAACAGGTGGAAGTCCTGGGAATGGATCTTTTTCGAAAAAGACAAAATGAATGTTATAGGTTCGTTCAAAGTGATTTATGATGTGCTGAAAGGTGACCTGTTCAAGTGGTAGGCTATTCTTTTTAGCAGTTGCTTCAATCACGGGAACGGCGTAGTCCCAATGTTGGATATACTGTCTGAGTGGTATGACTTTTCTAGCCATAGTTACCTCCACTTGCTCTCATCATCCATGATGGTCTTAGCCGTTACCATCATGCTTTCAATCGCTTTGTTAAATCGAATTTTGTCTTCCTCGGTCATATTGTGTGTCTGATTTCGGAAGGCAGCTAGTAATTGTGTTTCAGCAGGAGAAATGTTATTGTCTGCTGTTTCATCACTGGCAATCCGTGGATTATCGGTGCGACCGAGCAGGTAATCCGTGCTGACGTTGAAATAGTCAGCAATTTCTTGAAGCCTATCAGACTTAGGATTTCCTCTTTTCAAGCTATACAAATAATTTGTACTATATCCAAGTCGTTCTTCAAGCACATTCAATGAAATTGCTTGTTTATCAGCTAATTCTTTAATTCTATCGAATGCTAAAAACATTGAAATATCAACCTTTCCAAAGCACACGAAAAAATATTTCTAAAACTAGTTATAAAATCGTTGACAAATTTTAGAATTAGTTATAGAATTATATTCGTAAGCTAAACAGTTAGCGAACAAGACAAGCAAAAAATAAAGCCTAAACAACTGATTGGCGTCGGTTTTTAAGGGTTAAGCCTAGCTTTAAGCAGGTCTTTTCTCTATGCCTTTATTCTAAAACTAGTTTTAGAATTTGTCAAGAAGTTCGCTAACTTTTTAGCAAAAATAATAAAAAGGAGGAAAAAGATGAGTGATACAGCTCAAAAAGAGGTTAGAATTTTACCTCTAACCTCAGAAACTGTAACGGCTATTGGTTCAGCCATTCATGGTACTTTGCAAGAAGACCTAAAGATACGTAAAACGAAATCGGATATACAGCTTGAGCAAGTTCATCCAGAGTTCTAGTTTCTTCAAGTTTTTTATTTGCAGAATCCAAAATCTTAACAACTTCATCATGACTTAAAGTTGTTAAGAAATCATCAAAATTCTTCACGACTTATCCTCCTTTCCGTGATGATAAGTCAATTATATCAAAGAAAGGAAAAACATGAGTCAACAACAGAAAAAATGGATCCAGCTTGTTAAGGACAAGCTGGAAGCGGAAGACATGACGCAGACACATCTTGCTCGTGCTTGCGGGGTTGCTAAGGCAACTATCTCGGAGCTTTTGAAATACGGCAAAGGAAGTGACAAGCTGAAAAATAAGATATCTGATGTCTTACACATAGACGAGAGTTGGACGAGATTGGAGGACGAGTGATGAACTATATCCGAGATATGACTCCAACCGAAATCAAGGTGTTGAATGCCATCAAGAACGGTGCCAGCTATGACTTGCCCATCCAGGCAAGAGAGTTGAGGCAAGACATCGGGCTCAGCAAGCGAAAGATAGAGGAAGTCATTGAAAGCCTCAGAGTAACCTTTCGTCAGCCGATTGTTGCAAAGAAAAACAAGCCAAACGGCTACTACTTGCCACGAAACAAGGAGGAGCGAGATGCAGGGCTTGCCCCTTATCGGGCACAGATACGGACGGAGCAGAAGAATCTTGCTGCTGTCATGTCTATCAATCTGGATGAGTATTGGCAAACAGAAAAAGCCTGACGGCAATCAGGCTTTAACATAAACAATTTACAAGGAGATTATACCATGAATGACCTGATGAATCAACTGCTGGATCAGTTTGAAGCTGGTCTGATGGATAGGGCGCTCAAAGTCATGCACGTTGTTATTGACGAAAAGCGGCGCTTTCCCATGGAACTGAACAAGTCGGAATGCGCTGAGATGTTGCTTGGAACTAAGGACACGGCGACATTCGACGCACGCTTTAATAGTCACAGGGATTTCCCACGGATTGAGGGGAAACGAGACAAATTTCCTCGTGATGCTGTCATTGACTGGTATCACGAGAATTGGCAGAAAACAGCTATTTAGCAAGAGGAAAATTATGAACAATTTACTAATCATCGTAACAGGAACGGTCGTAGCTGTATCATTTATTAAGCTGGTCATCGCTCATATCAGGCTACGACATAAATTAAAAGAACGCGAAGTAGCTAACAGGTCTCTTAATGTTTGCGATTTTAGACCTAAAGGTTTTATCGACTATAAGACTGGTCGTCGTGTTGACATTGACCCAGAAACTCGCAAAGAAGTTTTTGTGGATTGAGGTTGGCGATGGAAGAATTACGAGTTTTACCTCAAGATGTGGCGGCTGAGCAGTCGGTGCTGGGGGCTATCTTCATCAAGCCAGAGGTACTTGTGACGGTGGCGGAGCATCTGACACCAGCGGACTTTTACAAACCAGCCCATCAGACCTTATTCAAGGTCATGACGACCTTGACCAACCGAGGCGAGGCTATTGACATTGTCACGGTCAAGGCAGAGCTGGAAAGCCAAGGCGGACTTAATGCCGTTGGTGGGATTCCCTATCTGACTGAGATTTTGAACGTGGTGCCAACCAGTGCCCATGCGGAGCATTATGCCAAGATTGTGGCAAAAAAGGCACAGTTGCGTGCTATCATCGGCAATCTGTCTGACTCTATCGGCAATGCTTACGATGAGGACATGGCTATTGACGAGATTATCGCCAAGGCGGAGAAATCGCTGATTGAGGTTAGTCAATCCAGCAACAAGAGTAGTTTTCGGCCTATTCATGACGTACTGATGGAAAATCACGAGCACATCGAGGAGCGGGCTAGTCAGAGTAGTGTCGTCACTGGAACGGCTACTGGATTTTATGACTTTGATAAGCTGACAACGGGTTTGCACGAGGATAATTTGATTATCCTTGCGGCACGTCCAGCCATGGGGAAGACGGCTTTTGCCCTTAACATTGCCCAAAATGTGGCAACCAAGTCAGGCAAGCCTGTGGCGATTTTCTCGCTGGAGATGGGTGCAGAGAGCCTGGTGGAGCGTATGCTTGCTAGTGAGGGGACTATCCTGAGCCATCACATCAGGACGGGGCAACTATCAGCAGAGGAATGGCAGAGGTTGGTCTTTGCACAGAGTCAGCTAGCGGACGCGCCTATCTTTATTGATGATTCGGCAGGTGTAAGGATTACAGACATCAGAGCTAGGGCACGGCGCTTGGCACAAGAGATGGACGGACTGGGCTTGATTGTCATTGACTATCTCCAGCTTATCCAAGGGTCACGGTCGGATAATCGTCAACAGGAAGTGTCAGAAATCTCACGGCAGTTGAAAATTCTTGCTAAGGAATTGAAAGTGCCTGTTATCGCCCTGTCTCAGCTTTCTCGTAGTGTGGAGCAACGGCAGGACAAGCGCCCTATCTTGTCAGACTTGCGAGAGTCAGGCAGTATCGAGCAGGACGCTGACATCATCACCTTTCTCTATCGTGATGACTACTACCAAGAGCACAAGGACGCTCAGGTAGAAAGCAATCTGACGGAGCTGATCATCAAGAAAAACAGACATGGAAGTCTGGGAACTGTCAAGCTCTATTTCCATAAGGAATACACCAAGTTTTCAAGCGTGAAGGAGGAAGGAAATGGCTGAAACATTTTTCAGGAAAGAGGTTGAGAAATACCAGTACATCCAGCTGCCTAAGTGGCTCTTTAAAGAGCCTTATAAGAGCCTGTCAAGCAATGCCAAGCTCATGTATGCCATGCTCTTTAATCGGCTGAGCTTGTCGCTTGATAATGCTTGGCACGACACAAAAGGTCAGGTTTTTATGTACTTTACCAATAGCGAATTTTGCGAGGAATTGGGTTGCTCTGAGAACACTGTGACCAAGACCAAAAAAGAATTGAAAGAGGCTGGGCTTTTACTGGAAGAAAGACAAGGATTGACAAAACCCAACCGTCTGTATATCAAAGGTCCAGAATCTAGTTCAGAACCGCAAAATTTGGGAGACAGAACCGTAAAAACTACGGCTCTCGACCCTCAAAAAGTTCAGACAATAAAGACTGATATTAGTAAGACTGATATTAGTAATAATATCTTGTCGACTTGCAAAGAAATTTTGGATTACTTAAACAATGTAGCTGGTAGGAATTTTCAAGCGAAATCACGGAGCCATCAGAAGGTTATCCAAGCACGACTAAATGAAGGGTATAGCTTGGAAGATTTCAAAAAGGTGGTTGATGTGATGACAGCTAGCTGGAAAGGGACTGACTATGAGCAATACTTGCAACCGCAGACCCTCTTTGGCAACAAGATGGACAACTACTTGAACAAGCCGATGCCGAAACAGGCGCGACAGGCAGACGATAGGACAGACGAAAGGTTGGGCTTTTGATGACATTTCAAACGAAGAATGTGCTGGACGAAACCTGTGAGGTCCACGGTTGTCAGCTTTGGTTGACCAAGGTACCGATTAAGGGCCAACTGGAAGAACTCAAACAGTGTCCAGAGTGTACCAAGGCAGCTATCAATATCTTTGAAAACAAGCTGAACAGTCAGAGCAAGGTCAACAATAAGCTTGCTGATACATACGCAGTCTTTGAGAGAGACAGTCTGGTATCTGACAAACTAAAAAGTAAAAGCCTTGAGAATTATGAGGTCAAGGCTGATATTGACCAGAAGGCTATCAATTTTGCCAAGAGGATTGAGCAATTCTACCGGCATGAGGGCTTTGGCAATGCCATTGTGACAGGGCCGTCAGGAGTTGGCAAGAGCCATCTGACATACGGCTTGGCCAAGTACATGAATGAGCAATTCAAGGCTTACGGACATCCGAGGTCGGTGCTCTTTGTATCACTTGTCACTCTCTTTACCAAAATCAAGGAGAGTTTCCACACAGACAACGGCTACTCACAGGCTGAGATGATTGAATTACTCAGCAAAGTTGATTTTCTCTTTTTGGACGACCTTGGGAAAGAGAGTCGTAAGGCTGACACTCGCAACAACGAGTGGACACATCAGATACTCTATGAGATTTTGGACAAACGGAGCAACACGATCATCAACACGAATCTGACCAGCAAGGAAATCAAAACCTTGTATGCAGATGATTACGGAAATGGCGCCTTATCCAGTCGGATTTTGGAAGGTGTGGTGGGTAACAGCTTTGCATATCCGAAAGAGACGGAAGATAGGAGGTATTGATGAGTGAATTTATCAATGCAGACTGTCTTGAAGTGATGGCCAAATATCCAAATGGTTATTTCGACCTTGCAATTGTAGATCCACCGTATTTTTCAGGGCCAGAAAAAAGAAGATACTATGGTCGGAAAGTTAGCCCTATTGGAGTCAAAAGATTATATGGTGAAACATCTGAGTGGAAAGTACCTGATAAGGATTATTGAGGATGTTATGGGATTTAAGTTACCTTACCTAAACATCACAAGGTATAACAACTATGATTATCCACTTCAAAAACCTACAAAGTTTGCTAGCAATATCAACTTAGATTTGAAAAATGAAATCATTAAACAGGAAATCGAATGGGGACATTTTTCAAAGTCATACAATGAGAGGTCAAATATACCTCAAAAACTTGTGATTGAGATATTTAGCAAGGTGTATAAGGATTTTATTAAATTATATGATTGAGCTATATTTTATCTTCAATGGATATCGCAGACATCATCTCGGAAACTTTGTTCAGGTCCAGGATGCTATCGATGCACTCAAAGCACACCAAAAATCATCATCAGCTATCAACAATCCACGTTTTCGCAAAAGTATGAGTGGAAATACTATCAGGATTGATTATGGGGCAGTTGATTGTTATTACTTGATTACAGTTTCAAAAGAAAAGGAGAAAGAACAAAAATGACTAAAACGTTAGATGAAAAGGTCCAACAGTGGTTTATCGACCGTAACTTACACGAAGCAAATCCAGTTAAGAAGTTTTAGAAACTGATGGAGGAAGCTGGAGAATTGTTTGAAGGTGTTGCCAAAGGCAGGTCTGATCTGATTAAGGATGCCCTAGGCGACATGCAGGTTGTCTTGACTGGTCTGGAATTGCAGATCAAGAATGGTGCCGACATTCGAGCGACACCAGAAGAGATGGAATTGCTGCTGATGGTTGCCAGTCTTGGCAATCTCGCCAACAAATTACACAAGCATGTATTTTACGATGAAACCAAGACACCACTAATCAAGCCAGATTTGATTATGCTACACAGCAACATCCATTCTGTCGCTATCCATAATTGCACAACGGCTGATACTTGTCTAAAAATCGCTTATGACGAAATCAAGGACCGAAAAGGCAAGATGGTTGACGGGGTATTTGTGAAGGAGGCGGACTTGTGAGAAAGACTTTAACAGGTATCGGTAACTTTTGCATTTTACTGTCAGTCCTCGTGACACCTTTGTTGATCATCTACAAGATTGACAAGCTAGATGCCAAGATTGAGCAACCCAAAATCATTGTCTATCAAGTAGACAATGCGGGTGCTGAAATGGTTGGTACTGTGACAGACAAGGAAATTATCCAAAGAAGGTACATTGTGACGGTTGGAGCCTATGGGAAATTTATGGTCACTAAAGAGCAATATGACCAAATTAACATAGGCGATCCAATACCAAATTTTCTGAAAGGACGTGGGAGTTGATGACACATTGTGATTTTACGACTAAGCGATTAAACATGCCAACTAAAGAAGGTCAGTTTACAGGGGTTAGGGTTGTGCATGACAACGTGAACAATCCAAGCCATTATCAAGGCAACTATGGTATGGAGTCAATTGATGTACTTAGAAATTTCATGACACCAGAACAGCTGAAAGGCTTTCATCTCGGAAATGCCTTGAAGTATCAGCTACGCTATCAAAAGAAAAACGGTCTGGAAGACCTGAAAAAAGCAAGAAAGAACCTTGATTGGTTGATTGAGGAGGAGGAGCGAAAGCATGAAGCAGAATGAACTAGCTTGTGAAGACTGCAAAATCATTTTATATGTTGACAAAAAAAAGATGAAACAGATTATAATTCGATTTTTCAAACGGGTGTCTGTGGTGCTTGCCTGGTCACTCGTGTTGAGAATGGGGAGGATTGGTAATGAAAATTAGACTACCTTACATTGAACCGATTGAGACAGAGAACTTGCCTGATGATCTTGAAACTCTGGTCAAAAAGAGTTTTACAAGATTTACAGAGGGCACAAATAAAGATTATACATTTGCTGATAAGCTGTTGTACTTGGATAATATGCGACGGTTTTATCTCAGAAACTACACTGATACTAGTTTTGAAATCACAAAGTTACTAGGTGAAAATTTTCGTTATCAGTTAGATGAGTATGACGATGTTTTAGATAAAGAAGATGTCTTATCTACGGATTTTACGGAATATTGTTTTGATAAGGGATTTATGCCTTTGAGCGATACTTGGGATAAATGGTCTTCAAGCGCTGATACCAGAGCCAAGAAAGCCATTGTTGAAATCATTAAGATTGTCATCAATTTTGAATGGGAGGGAGACCATGAACAAACGACAGCGGAACAAGCGTAAGAAGCGTGAACTTGAGCTCATTGCTCAAACGCTGAACCATATCGCTGGAGCAGTTGAAAAAGCTGCTGATAATGTTGGGTACTATATGAGTCAACTGACAGAAGATAAACCAGAGTTAAAAAGCTGGCGAGATGGCTATGTGGACGGAACTAACAACATGGCTCAGTCAGTTAGAACTGTGGTTGATAATTTTATTGAGGAGGTTAACAATGATTAACAATGTTGTTTTAGTCGGTCGGTTGACTAGAGATGTGGAGCTACGCTACACACCTAATAATGTTGCAGTTGGAGCCTTCAACATTCTGGAAAAGCGTGACAATAGTGCTAACTATTCAAGTATGGACGAGCAAATGCCACCAGGGTTCAGCGGCCAGCCGATGGATATTACAGATGACGACTTGCCGTTTTAGGAGTGTTGCATGACCGCTGATATTGTCCAATATATTCCAAAATATGATATTTGCCACGAATGCCATAAGAAAGAAGCAACTAAGCTTTGCGATTTCGTACTTGGCGAATCACGAGTAACATTTTTTCGAAATTATAGCCTATTCAAAGAACAAAAAACAGGGATTATTACATGCGACAATCCACTCTGTGACAGTTGCTCAAATAGATTTCATGGCATGGATTTATGCAAAAATCACTTTAAAAAAATTACAGGAGGAAAATAATGAAATTTCAAAAATTACTATCAACCGCAATTGCACTCGCAAGCATCATGACATTGGCCGCTTGCGATGCCACTACTTCTACAAGTGCCTACGAGGATAAACAGTCCACATTGGCCTTGGCTGACAATTTCTCTGATGAGCAACCAACACCGACCGACATCAATTATTCTCTTGAACGGTACAATCTCATTCGACGTGCATACTGGGTCAACGGTCAACGCGAAAAAGCTGTGCAGTTACCCTCAAAAATCGAGAAGCCAATGGGCTATATCTTGCTGATGAATAGTTCAGCAGTTGTCGGGACATTCACAGTAGATGGCAAAGTTTCCTCCCTAAACTCATTCCTAACACCAGACTCGGAGTATTATGAGTTGGTTTCAGGAAGTGATTTTACAAAGGAAAATGAATGGCTTCCAGATGTGGACGGCTCCTATGGAGAAAACGACAATGGCATTTTCTTTTTCACAGTAGATGGCAAGTACATCGAATGGACAGGGGAATACTTGTATTCAGACATTCCATTTGAAGTGACAAATCCAATTGTAAACGTGACAGGAAGAGGACAATGATGAAAATGAAAGAGTCTGGATGTTTAATCTACATTGTTGCAGCAATTGTCTGCATAGTGCTGTGGATATTTTCTCCACAGATTCGAGGAATATTGAATCAAAAGGACTATGAGGTCCAAAGGGTCAACGAGCAAACATCATATAAAATTCGCAAGAATGTCGAAGATACTGCACGAAGTATGATCTCGTCTTATCAAAATGATAAATTAGCATACGAGCAGTACAAGGATTCCGACAATAAGGAACATCAGTCGTGGGCTCAATCCTACAAGCAACGTGCCAATAGTACCGCAACAAAATACAATGAGTACATCCTGAAAAATTCCTATGTCTGGGATGGGAATATCCCGACTGATATTGATGTAGAACTGGAGGTAATAAATGACTAAAATTATTGGATTCGGGCGTTGTTTTTGCAAAACTACAATGGCTATTTTGGAAAGTCATGCGACAGGTAATCAGATTATCTGTGCAAATAATAGAATTGCAAAGCATACCTCGGATTACGCAAGACAACTTGGCTATACTATTCCTCAGCCAGTAGCAGCTAATGATCAAAAAATGCCAATAATCACCAGCACTCTCAATAGAGCTGGTCTTGGTGTTGTAGTCGATGATGTTGAAATGGTTTTACGAACACTGTTAGGCTGTCAAATTGACACAATTACATTTGATAGTCCGAATGTGATTAGCCCTGAAGACCGCTACGTTGAAGAAATAACTGAGCTTAAAAAGGAGTTGGCAGCTTGCTACCGAGAAAAGGAAGAGGACCAAGTTGCCATTGAGACTCTTAAAGATAAATGCGTGGACCTCATGCTTGAAAATGCTGACTATGTCTGGGACGAAATGGCCAGGGAAGTAGCGAAGAAAAGGGCTAATACGAGAAGATGGAGGGCGAAGGCATGTATTTGAAGTACAAGCAAATGCAGATTGTTAAACATGCTTTGCAGCACTACATCAAAAGGAAAGGTGCTAGCGAACATGATGTAATGGTTGAACAAAATCTTTTAAAAAAGGTCACGCAAGAAATTGATGACTTTAAAGAGAATGTGATGAAAAGAACATCTTGAGGTTACGCATGAATAAAAGAATCAAGAAGAAAAAAGCTAAGCAGGCTTTACAGCGTGAGCAAGAAAGACTAGCTCAAGAATTGGCTCAGCTAACTCCTGAACAGTTTGAAGAGGTCCGGAATACTGTAACTATTGCAATTAGGAAAACAGGAAAAACCATTGCTTATATTTTTGATGTCTTAGTGGCATTTTTCAAGAATTTGGAGGTGACAATTGAAGAAACTGAGCGACAGAGAACTCAAAACGCTAGACGAGGAATTGTTCAAGTTCCGAGGTATCCAGCGAACCATAGATTTACGAAGGCTGGAGTTGACAACAAGAAATCCAGACAGTCAAGGCGGTCCTTCAATCGGAATCAGCAAACCTACAGAAACCGCTGCTATCAAACTCGCAGATGATTCGACATTGAAGTTCTTGGAAGGTTTCAAGGAGATTGTGGACAAGCTACTTGCTAACCTAATCGACGAAGACAAGGAAATCTTTAATCTACGCTGGCAGTACCCACAACTACGCTGGGAAGAAATTGCAGACCAGAAGTTCATGAGCCGTGCTACCGTCTACCGTCGTAGAAGAATCATTTTGGAGCAATATGCAATATTGAAGGGTGAGTTGTAAAATGAGAAAAAAAGTACCTTGTATTCTCACAGAAAACGATTTATTATTGTAGCATGAACTTCTGAAAACAAAACGCAGTCAACATTCTGGGAGATATCCTTAATTTTTAAAGAAAGAGTTGTTTCAACAGAAGTCATAGCAAGTCAGTCATTAAGGCTGGCTTTTTCGTTTAGTCGAAAGGAGGTGAGACCATGAACAGAATGGATCCAATTACCGACAGAGATGTTATCCATGAAATTGAAGACTATTTGAGAGAATGGAATGAGATGTACTATCTACTCTTTGAAACAGCTTTATATACTGGATACAGAATCACAGATATCCTGAACATCAGAGTAAGGGATGTACAAGGATGGGATATCAAGCTCAGGGAAAGAAAGACCCAGAAACTCCGTGAAGTCAGAATGACTCCAGAGCTCAAGAAATCCATGCGTGCTTTCGTAAAAGGGAAACCTCTTAATCACTTTGTATTTAAGAGCAGACAAGGGAAGAATAAGCCAATCAGCAGACAGCGATTCGACCAGATACTGAAGCACGTTGCCACAGAGCTAGATATCGATAACATAGCTGCACACTCAATCAGAAAGACATTCGGTTTTTTCTATTACCAAAAATTTGATGGAGTTAACGACTTAATGACCATATTCAACCACTCGTCAGAACGAACTACGCTTATTTACATCGGAGACAAACAAGTCACTTTCAAGAAGAATATGGCCAAGTTTAAAATCTGACTCTTTTTATTTTTTAGCTATTAAGTTTGTCATATTGAAAAGTTGTCAAACTTAAAAATAAAAATCTTAACAGGTGCAATTATATCAACAGTCCAAGGGCTTTCGCTGAGTTTAACAGAATATACAGTATGACAAACTCAAGGGACAAATTGGTATAGTTTTGAGGAGGGGTATAAATGATTTTAGATGTACTAAGATACACAGTCCAAAAACTCCACTCGTCAAAGATGAGAAAAAAGGGTACTTGTTTTCTCACGAAAAAGAGTTTATTATGGTACCATAGATTTCTTGTATGAGAGGGACAGGTCGTTGACTTGTCCTTTTTGCATTGTCAAGGAGGAACGTATGGCACACTATTACAAGCCAGTCAGACAATCCTTGAAGACTAGGAAGTGGGAAAAGTTCCGAGACAAGATGATGAGGAAGTCTGACTACCTTTGTCAAGAAAGTCTGAGATATGGTTTATCAGCTCCAGCTGAAATGATTCATCATATCTTTCCTGTGTCTGAATATCCTGAACTTGAATTCGTAGAATGGAATTGTTTAGCGTTAACTAATCGCAAACATAATACATTTCATGATAGAGTCAATGATAAGGTTGTCGGTCAGGGAATTTATTGGCAAAAAAAGAGAAAGAAGGAATTTCAAGAATTTTATGGGTACCCCCCCACTTTTTGAAATTTTCTTGAGCGTCTTGGGAACCGGTGAAGGGAACTTTTTCCAAGTCGGGAGCCGTCAGACAAAAAGGGGGTAAAAACTCAGCGATTTTGTAGAAAGGGGGTTAGTTTTTGGCTAAACCAATTACAGTGAAGTCAATCAAGTCAAAAGTGGTCAAGCAGATGAAAGACTTGGGAACCTATCGAAAAGAATTTGAGATGATCATTGACATCTTTGCTGGAATGTTGTTTCAGTATCAAAAACTAGCTCAAGACTATGCTGACATGGGCTATCCTGTCACAGATGTCTATGTCAACAAGGCTGGTGCTGAGAATGAGAGGAAAGTTCCAATCTTGACTGCAATGGAAATACTCAGGAAAGACATCTTGAGCTATTCTAACCAGCTGATGTTGAATCCGAAGTCACTTGGTGAGGTGGTCGAACAAGACAAAGGCTCGCCACTAACAGAGGTTATGAAGTTCAAGGATGAATTGAAAAAGAAGCGGGTGAAAGATGGATAAAGACTTTGAAAAACGTTTTGCCGATTTTCGCCATGCTACAACCAATCTTGGAAAAGCTAAAGCCTATGTTGATTATGTCCTGAGCTATCAAGAGGAACATAACGAAGAACGGATTTTGGCTGCCGAACGCTTTTTGAGGGATTTGGAAAACCCAGCCTATGAGCTTGATGAGGATATAGTGGATTTTGCTGTTCACTTCATCGAGAACTCTATAGTCCATCAGCAAGGTGATGACATGTTTGCCATGTCTATCCGAAACAAGCCTTTGATTTTGCAACCGTGGCAACATTTCACAGTTGTCAATCTCTTTGGGTTCTATCATGCTGGGACGAACGAGCGTAGGTTCAAAGAAGCGTTGATAATGCTGGCACGAAAAAACGGTAAGACCAGTTTTACTGCAGCTATCGCTCTGCTTTATCAGATACTAGATTCTGACAGTGGTTCAAAGTGCTATATCGTGGCCAACTCTGTCAAGCAAGCACTTGAAGCCTTTAATTTCATCAAGTTCAACGTGGAGCGTTGGAATGATAAGTCTATCCGTATCAAGGACAATAACCAGGAACACTCCATCACAGCCAATTTTGGTGATGATGGGTCATTCTATATTCAGGCCTTGGCTAATGATGAGAGCCGTTTGGACTCTCTTAATGGGAATGTCACAGTTATTGACGAGGCTCACACCATGCGAAATTCTAAGAAGTATGGTCTCATGAAGAAAACAATGTCAGCATACCGAAACAGTATGCTTTTTGTTATCTCTACGGCTGGGGATATTCCAACTGGATTTCTCGCCAATCGTTTGAAATACTGTCAGAAGGTCCTCAAGCAGTTAATCAGTGATGAATCGCTATTCATCTTCATTTGCAAAGCCAATCAGACTACTGATGGCGATGTTGGAGATTATCTGGACGACAATGTTTTGAAGATGGCGAATCCATCTTGGGGTGTCACGGTGTCCATGCCTGCTTTGAGAGCTGAGGCTGAACAAGCCATGAATGATCCACAGACCAGGAATGAGTTCTTCAACAAGACTTTGAATGTCTTTACTAACTCTATGAATGCCTACTTCAATCCTGACGAATTTATCGCTAGTGATGCTTGTTATGATTGGAGCTTGGAAGAGCTGGCACGCTTGCCGATTAAGTGGTATGGTGGGGCGGACTTGTCCCGCTTGCATGACTTGACCGCTGCTGCAATCTATGGCATCTACAATGACGGTGAGAAAGACATTGACATCTGTATCACTCACGCATTCTTCCCTCGCGTCAATGCTCAGAAGAAAGCTAATGATGATGGCATTCCACTCTTTGGGTGGCAGTCGGATGGTTGGTTGACAATGAGCAACACTCCAACGGTACTCTATGATGATATCGTCAAGTGGTTTATCGAGATGAGGCAGAAAGGTTTCAAGATTGCTGCTGTCGGTATGGATAGAAAGTTTGGTCGTGAGTTTTTGAGTAAAATGAAAAAGGCTAAGTTCAAGATGATTGACCAACCTCAGCTCTTCTATCTGAAATCAGAAGGCTTCAGACGGATTGAGTTCAAGGTTAAGAATAAAGAGTTTTACTATCTACATTCTGAGGCCTATGAATACTGTGTCAGCAATGTCAGAGCGATTGAGAAGGTGGACGATGCGGTGCAATATGAGAAATTAGACGGTGACGGTGGTACAGCAAGGATTGACTTATTTGATTCCAGTGTCTTTGCATGTATTCAGGCTCTTGCTAATCTCGGTAAGAACCAGAATGTGATGCAATTCTTTGATTAGGTTAGAAAGGAGGTGAGAAAGAATGGGTTTCTTTGATAGGTTCCGTAAGAGAAGCAAGTCGCAGTCGACTGTGAGTATGCTTAGTCACTCGGATTTTGGAATTATCTTTGAGGGTGATGGTTATGTGCCACTTGCTAGGAATCCTGATGTGATATTGGCTGTCAACAAGATTGCTGATATGGTGTCGAATATGACCATACATCTGATGGAGAATACAGACAAGGGTGATATTCGTATCAAGGATGGTTTAGCTCGGAAAATTGACATCAATCCTTGTGCACACATGACCAGGAAGACTTGGATTTTCAAGATTGTGCGCGACTTGTTGCTGTATGGCGACGGTAATTCTGTCCTTCATGTCGAATACGACCCTGTGACAGACTATATTTTGAACTTGAGACCCTTCCCGATGGATGAGGTCTCTTTTAAGTCCAATGATTTAGACTATGTGATTTGCTACAAGGGTAGGGAATACGAGCCAGATGATGTTGTCCACTTCGCAATCAATCCTGATCCAGACAGCCCTTATGTCGGAACAGGGTATCGACTGGCTTTGAAGGACATTGTCCGCAACCTAAACTTGGCTACTCAGACCAAGAAAGGTTTTATGAGTGGCAAGAATGTTCCTAGCTTGATTGTCAAAGTTGATTCATCCAGCGATGAGTTGGGCAGTCAAGAAGGCCGTGACAGAATTGCTAAGAAGTATTTATCCACAAGCCAGTCAGGAGAGCCGTGGATTATACCTGATGCCCTTATGGAAGTTGAGCAAGTCAAACCATTGAATCTGAATGACATTGCTTTGAATGAATCGGTTGAGATTGACAAGAAAACAGTAGCTGGGCTTTTAGGAGTGCCAGCTTTCATCTTGGGTGTTGGAGAATTTAACAAAGAAGAATACAACAACTTTGTCAATACAACGGTCATGAGCATTGCTACAACGATCACTCAAACATTGACAAGGGATTTGCTAGTGTCTAGCAATCGTTATTTCAAGTTCAATCCACGGTCGTTGTACTCTTACGATATTACTGAGCTATCAACGGTGGCTCAGCAGATGACAAACAGTGCTGCTATGCGTCGTAATGAATGGCGAGACTGGGTTGGTATGACTCCAGATCCTGAAATGGATGACATCATTGTTCTTGAAAACTATCTGCCACAAGGTGAGCTAGGCAATCAGAACAAATTAAACAAGGAAGGAGGGAATAACGATGCAGAAACGTAAGGCTTACATGGCCACGCAATTTCAAACTCGTGAGGAACAAGAGTCTGGCGATTTGATTTTGAGTGGCTACTTTATCAAGTTTGATGAAGAGACTGAACTTTGGCCTGGTTATTTTGAAGTGATTAAGCGTGAGGGTGTTGAGAAGGCTATTAAAGATGCCGACATCCGTGCCTTATTTAACCATGACCATAGTTTGGTACTTGGTCGGACTGGAAATGACACAGTGCGGCTCGGTGTTGATGATGTTGGTCTGTTTGGCGATATTATCATCAACAAGGATGACCCACAAGCGGTCGGTGCTTATGCTCGTGTTCAACGTGGGGATGTGATTGGTTGTAGTTTTGGCTTCTTCCCAATCAAAATCGACACGGAAGTGCGTGATGACGGTTCTTACTTGGACACTATCTTAGACCTTGAAATCTTTGAAGTTAGTCCTTGTACTTTCCCAGCATATCCACAGACTGAAATTGCTGCACGTCAGAAGGACTTTGAATGTCAACTACGTGCAAATCGTGAAATGCTTGATAAGCGTAAAAAAGAAATAAAGGAGAAATTTAAGCTATGAATAAAGCTCTAATTTTTGGTGCTCGTATGCGAGCTAAAGCTACGAAAGTAGTTGAACTTGAAGAGTCCATCAAGGACTTGCAGAAACGTACTGCTCTTGAAGCAGAGAAGTTGGAACGTGCTGAGACTGAGGAAGAAGTGTCAGCTGTTGAGAAAACTCTTGAAGAACTTCAAACAGAACTGGAATCCAAAGAAGCTGAAAAGGCTGAATTGGAGAAGGAAATTGAAGACCTTCAAACGCAAATTGATGAACAAAACCGCAAAGCCCCTACTTATGAAGGAGGCGACGACCGTGGAGGTAAGAAGAAAATGGAAAAACGTGAAGCAGTTGTCGCTTATGTCCGCTCTATTGGACAGAAGCGTGAAGGAGTTAAGACGACAGATGTAGGTGCTATCATTCCTAAAGAAGTCTTGCAACCACAAAAAGAACCTGAGCGTCAGAATCCATTGCTTAACCTCATCCATGTGGTGAATGTGTCAAGCGGCTCGGGATCATATCCAGTTCTCAAAAAGTCTAATCGTAAGATGGTCGAAGTTGGGGAACTTGAAGAAAACCCAGAACTTGGTAAAACTAAGATCACTGAAGTTGATTACAAAATCAAGACCTATCGTGGCGAACTACCACTCTCTCGTGAAGCTATTGAGGACGCTCAATATGACCTTATCGGTATCATGCAGGACGATATCCAAGACCAAGACGAACAAACAAAATTGGCTCTTGTTGCAGACATCTTGAAAACTGCTACCGTTGTCAACGCTTCTGGATATGACGGCCTTAAAGACATTTTGAATGTCAAAATCAAATCAGTCTACAATAAAGTCCTTGTCGTCACAGACTCAATGTTCAATGCTTTGGATAAAGTCAAAGACAAAGAAGGTCGCTATATGCTGCAACCAGACATCACATCACCTACAGGTTACTCATTCTCAGGCAAGCCTATCTATCCCATCGCTGACGAGCTGTTCGGTTCAGAAGGCGATATGAAATACTTTATCGGAGATATTCATTACTTCTTGACCTTGTTTGATCGTATGGAGCTATCTGTTCAGTGGGAAGACAATCATCGTTATGGTAAGAACCTTGCTTCATACCTACGTTTTGATGTTAAGAAGACTGATGCTGATGCAGGTGTGTTTGGTACTTACACCGATGCCGTTCAGTAAGGAGGTAGTCAATGGTTTACAAAGTTATCCGTCCTTTTAAGGACTTAACAGATCCAGACAAACATGATTACGCTTTGGATGAAACCTACCCTCGTGCTGGTCATAAACCTTCGGATGATTTTATCCAAGGTTTGCTGACTGGCTCAAATTCAGCTGGGTCAATCTTTTTGGCTACAGTTGATGAGGAGCCAGAGCTCCAAGAAGGTGATAAGTCTACTGAAGAAGAACCTGAACTTCCAGAGGGCGACAAGCCTGCTGATGAATCAGTAGAGAAACCAAAGCGGAAGCGTACCACTAAGAAAGCAGAGGGATAGTCATGGACATTGATCAGCTATTAGAACTGCTTAAACTGAAGCTAGGCATTTCAACCACTCTCAGGGATAAGCCGTTGGAGAAAATTCTTGAAGCCGTTATTTCTGAATTGTCACAGACTTTCGGTGTTGAATTGGATTCTAAAAGAGCTGATCATGAGATGTTTGTGGTTGATTTTGCTGCTTATCGCTATGAAGGTGGTGTGGACATGCCACGTCATCTTCAATGGCGATTACATAATCTGCAAGTTTCGTCAAAAGGAGAGACTAGCGATGTGGAATCATGAAATCACTCTGATAGCAAAGAGAATCACTGGGAAAGACAAGTTGAAGCAGAACATCACTGAGGAAGTCAAAACTGTTCTGCTGTGTCGCAAGAAGTCAATTACCAGGTCAGAGTTTTACCAAGCCAATCAGGCAGGCATTCGTCCAAGCCTGGTTGTTGATATTCACAGTTTTGAGTACGACAATCAAGAGTTGGCTGAATTCGAAGGGAAGAGATACCACATCCTCAAGACCTATCCTGTTGATCTTGAAACTCTTGAATTGACCATGACGGAGAAGCTATCATGAGTAAGGACTTAGCCAATGAGATTGCTAAAGCTTTAGCTGAGTATTCATCAGAGATAGAAGATGAAGTAGACCTTATTGCTGAAGATGTGGCCAGTGAAGCCGTGGACGAACTGAAAGCGACTAGTCCTAAAAGATATGGTAAGTACGCAAGGAATTGGCGGTTTAAAAAGAACGCCAAGGGGTCTTATGTGGTCCACAATGCTGCACCAACTTACCGACTTACTCACTTATTGGAAAACAGTCATTTGTTACGAAATGGCGGCCGTAGTAAAGCCCAGCCTCACATCAAACCTGTTGAAGAAAAGGTCAAAGAAAACTTTGAAAAACGGATTAAGGAGCTTGGTCGATGAAGCTATCAGAATTTGCAGATATTTTGGAACAGGCTGGTTTGCCTGTAACCTATCGAGCATATCAAGAGGGGAATGTCCCTGATATGCCTTACCTTGTGTATTTTGAATCTAATCCTATTGTCAATTCTGCCGACAATAAAAGAAACCACGAAATTAAGTCAGTGGTTGTTGAGTTGGCATTTGAGAGAAAGGATGAGGATTTGGAGGAGCGTTTGGAAGAGCTATGGTCTAACCATGAGCTCTTTTTTGAAGCTCAAGAAGAAACTTTTATTGAGACTGAAAGGCTCTATGTCAAGCCTTACACAGTCTATCTCTACTAGAGGAGGAATGACATGGAAAATAAAGTGACCTATGGTCTGAAAAATGTACACGTTGCACCAATTACTAATATTAGTAGTGAGACAGGGGTGCTAACTTACGGAGATATTTTCCGTTTCCCTGGTGCCATGGAAATCACTCTTGAACCAAAAGGGGAATCAGGTTCGGTTGATGCTGACGACATCGCTTATCACTTCATGAACGCTAATGAAGGTTACGAAGGCAAGTGGAAAGTAGCACACATCATCGAACAATTCGCTACCAAAATCCTTGGTGAAATCAAAGATACTGAGACAGGGGTATTGACAGAAAAAGGCGATGCAGGACCAACACCGTTTGCTCTGATGTTTGAATTTTCAGGGGACAAGAACAAGACCCGACATGTGCTCTACTATTGCTCTGCTAGCCGTCCAGCAACTGGGTCTAAGACAAAGAGCGGTACAAGCGTTAACGAGCGGGAATTGACTTTCAATGCTAGCCCACGTCCACTTGATAGCGTTATTAAACGTTCAATCACTTCGGCAGACAAGAAAGAAGTCTATGACAATTGGTTCAAGAAAGTCTATGAGCCAGCAGCAGTTGGTGGATAAGGAGGTCCTACATGCGTAAAATCATTCCAATTGGTGATCAGGAGTATGAATTGGCCACAAATGGCTATACTCCTATCGCTTACAAGGAAGAGTTTGGGAAGGACTACTTCCAGGATCTATTTTCAATGTTGAACAGTCAAGCACTCTTGTCTGAACTGGATAAGTTGGAACCTGGTCAGGAATTGCAAGCCAGCAATATCGACATGTCTGTTCTTGCTGACTTTGATATGACGTTCTTCAATCGTCTTTTCTGGACCTTTGCCAAGTCTGCCAACCCTCGTATCAAGCCTTATGCTCAATTCTTCATGGAAATGGAAGAGTTCCCTATCCAAGAAATCGGTCGAGACCTGATGGAAATGTTGAATGCGAGTATGCAGACAAAAAAGAAACAGACTCGTCAGAATCTGCAAGCGATGAAATCTTTACAGTAGAATCCTATCTCTCTTGTTGCAAGGAGACAGGTTTATCCATTGATGACCTGAAGCATATTTCAATCGGAATGGCTCTGGATTATCAGACGGATTATGTGAATTTACGCAGTAAAGATAAGGGTGGCGAAAGAAAAGCTACTCAAGAAGATTTTGACAACTTTTAAGAAATTAGCAGTGCTGAGAGAGTGATTCTAGGGTCAAGTTCCTTGTAGTAAGTGGACTTTCGGTCATAGATGAGCTTGTAAGCTCTGCTATTTTTCGTTTGAGGTGGGAGGGTAGGCAATTTTCAAAGGAAAGGAGGAAACAAATGGCAAGTAACATCAAAGGAATTAAGATTGAAATTGATGGGGACACGCAACCCTTGCAGAAGGCTCTGAAAGATGTCAACAAGAATGCTACTGAAGCAACCAAGGAGCTGAGACAGATTGACAAGGCTTTGAAGTTTGATACTGGCAATGTAACCTTGCTGACCCAGAAACAGGAAGTCTTACAACAGCAGGTATCAAATACCAAGGAGAAGCTTGAAACTCTGAGACAAGCTCAAGCACAGGTTGAGAAGCAATTCCAGAATGGAGACATCGGAGCTGATCAGTACCGTGCTTTCCAACGTGAATTGGAAACTACTCAAAATGTTCTCAAGGGGTATGAGAATAAGCTTGAAAATGTTAATCGAGCTCTGGCCAATAATGGTCAAGCTGTAGAAACTAATGTCAGCCAACTGAACAGCCTACAGAGTGAGCAGAGTCAGTTAGCATCCGAAATGGACAAAGTGACCAGTGCTTTCAAACTACAAGAGAGCGAGCTCGGTCAGAACGCTTCCGAGTCTGAGAAAGTTGCCCTTGCTCAGAAGAAGATTGCTGCTCAATCTGAAATTGTGGAAAAACAAATCTCGAACCTTGAGCGTCAACTTGAGCTGACAAAGAAAGAGTATGGCGAAAACTCCACTGAAGCTAACAGGATGGAGTCAGAGCTTAATCAGGCTAAGACAGCCCTCAACAATCTCAACAATGAGATGAATGAGACCAAGGCTTCTGCTGACAATGCTCAAGATGGCATGAAGGCCATGTCCGACACTATCAGGGCTGAGGCACTGCAACAGACCAGTGAGAAACTTGGGGAGCTATCCCAGAAGATTCTTGAGGTTGGTGCTGATTCTATTGAAGCAGCTGCTCAGGTAAAGGCTAGTAATGCACAGTTTAGCACTGTATTTGGAGACATGGAAAGTCAGGCCAGGCAGTCGCTGAATGCCATTGGGGATGAAATGGACATCATTCCAGAGCGGTTGCAAGGGTCATTCACTCAGATAGCTTCTTTCGCCAAAACTTCTGGAATGGACACAGCTGAGGCCTTGGAGCTAAGCACTCGTGCAACCAGGGCGGCCGCTGATGGTGCTGCTTTCTATGACAAGTCAATTGAGAGTGTCACAGAAAGTCTCCAATCATTTCTGAAAGGGAACTATGCCAATGATGCTGCTCTTGGTATTTCAGCCACTGAAACCACAAGGAATGCGGCTGCTAATAAACTTTACGGAAAATCATTTAATGAGCTAAGTGAAGCACAGAAACAGCTGACACTTCTTCAAATGGTTGAAGATGGTAATAAACTATCAGGGGCGCTAGGACAAGCACAGCGTGAGGCTGACGGTCTTGAAAACGTGATGGGTAACCTGAAACAATCTGGGACTAATGCTATTGCCGTCATTGGCGAGCCAATCCTTGAAATGTTGATACCAGTTTTTCAATCTCTTGCTGAGATTGTCAATAAGGTGGTTACATGGTTCAGTAAGCTCTCAGCACCTATCAAACAAGCTATTGTAGTATTTGTTGGAATCCTGGCTGTCGTAGGGGCATTATTGCCAGTATTCCTAGCCGTACAAGTTGCAGCGGCTGCAATGGGGACAACCGTAGTCGGAATGATTACAGCCTTTGCTCCAATTGTGGCAACAATCATAGGCATTGTAGCCGTTATTACACTTCTTGTCATCGGTATTAAGGAACTTTGGCAGAATAATGAAGGTTTCAGAAATGCTGTTACAGAGATATGGAATGCCATTATGTCTGTCATCAATACGATTGTTCAGCAAATATCTGATTTTGTGATGTCTATCTGGGGAACCTTATCTACCTGGTGGGCAGAGAATCAGGAATTGATTCGGGCAACCGCTGAGACAATTTGGAATGCTATTCAATCCGTCATTCAGACTGTCATGGGCATACTTGGTCCACTTATTGAAGCTAGTTGGAACAACATTCAATTGGTCATCTCAACAGTTTGGGAAGTTATCAAGACTGTTGTTGAAACAGCCATTAACGTTGTTCTAGGTATTATCACGGCAGTCATGCAGATCATCAATGGAGACTGGTCAGGTGCTTGGGAAACAATAAAAGGTGTTTTCTCAACTGTCTGGAATGGTATTCAGAACATTGTTCAGACAATCCTATCCGCTATTCAATCTTTTATCGAAAATGTGATGAGTGGTATATCTGGAACGATTTCAAACATTTGGAATTCTATCTCAGGAACAATTAGCGGCATTCTAAGTGGGATATCAAGTACGGTTTCAAATATCTGGAATGGTATTAAGGATAGTATTTCCAATGCAATCAATGGTGCAAAGGACGCAGTTTCAAACGCAATCAATGCTATCAAAGGATTCTTTAACTTTGAGTTTAAGTGGCCTCATATCCCATTACCACATTTTAGTATATCAGGTTCCATTAACCCACTAGATTGGTTAAAAGGTGGATTACCTAAAATTGGTGTTGAATGGTATGCGAAGGGAGGCATCTTGACCAAGCCGACAGCATTTGGCATGAACGGCAACAATCTTATGGTTGGTGGTGAGGCAGGTAATGAAGCTATCTTACCGCTTAATGATAAGACACTCGGAGCAATTGGCCGTGGTATCGCTCAGACAATGGGAGGTAGCACACCAACCATCAATATCACTATCACAGGAAATGTAGTACGTGAGGAAGTTGATATCACGAAGATTGCCAATCAAGTTGCTCAGCTTATCGCTGATGAGCTACAACGTAAGACACAACTGAAAGGAGGGACAATATGATTAAGCATAACGAACTAGTGATTGACGGTGTGAAGACATCGTCTTTCCCTTTCAAAGTGATTGTACATGAGTCCCCTTCTGTCACGTTGGGAGACAGCAAGACAAATCTACTGGAACATGACGGCATCAGTGGAGCGATTGTGCAGACTAACAAGCACCGGGGGGTGATTGAAAAATCCTACACAATCTATCTTGTCAAGCCAACAGAGGAGCAATTGAACAAGTTCATGAGCTTGTTTATCCGCGAGAAGTTTTGGCTTGAGAATGAGCGTGTGAAGACTACACGGCTCTGGTGCTACAAGGTCAGTGTCACGGATGTCGAACAAGAGAAACCTGGTCTTTATGTGACCAAGGTAACCTTCACTTGCCACCCTACCAAGTTTTTCAAAGCCACTGACACCCAGACCTTGACTGGGAATGGGATTTTGAGGGTGCAAGGGTCAGCTCTTGCTTTTCCGAAGATTACAGTGGTTGGTCAGAGCGCTTCTGAGACATCCTTTACGGTGGGAAATCAAGTGATTAAACTTGAAAAACTCTCAGAATCGCTTGTAATGGTCAATGATCCTGACAATCCTAGCTTCAAGACGGCAACTGGCAAGCTCATTAAGTGGGCTGGTGACTTTATCACGATTGATACGAGCAAGAGTCAGTCGGTCGGTGTCGTGTTGGGACCAGGCATCCAGTCGCTAAAATTTGAAACAGTTTGGGGGTGGGCGTGATTGCTGTATTTACTTGATAAAGATGTCAAGACGGTTAAATGGAACGGTATTCCGCTACATGAAGCGAGCTCTGCTATTGTCAAGGAAGAAATCAATGGCGATTTTGTATTGACTGTCCATTATCCTATCACGGACACCGGGATCTATCGGCTTATCAAAGAAGATATGCTGATTAAGGCGTCTGTGCCTGTGTTGGGCGCTCAGCTGTTCCGTATCAAGAAGCCTATTGAGAATGACGATAACCTAGACATCACTGCTTATCATGTTTCTGATGACATCATGAAGCGGTCTATCAACCCTCTTAGCGTGGTTGGTCAAGGTTGTGCTATGGCTCTCTCTCAAATGGTCCAAAATGCTAAGACGGACCTTGGGACTTTTTCGTTTACAAGCGACATCATGGACAGTCGGACCTATAACACGACTGAAACGGAAACGCTCTACTCAGTCCTATTGGACGGTAAACACAGTATTGTTGGAACGTGGGAGGGTGAGCTTGTTCGTGACAACTTTGCTCTGACTATCAAGCGTAGCCGTGGTGCTGACCGTGGGGTTGTCATCACGACACACAAGAACCTCAAGTCTTACCAGCGAACCAAGAACTCACAGGGTGTTGTCACACGCATCCATGCACGGTCAACTTTTAAGCCAGATGGTGCTGAAGATGAAGTGACGCTCAGAGTGACTGTTGATAGTCCACTAATCAACTCTTATCCCTATATCAATGAGAAGGAGTATGAAAACAACAACGCTGAAACCGTTGAAGACCTGAGAAAGTGGGCTGAGGCTAAGTTTACCAATGAGGGCATTGATAAGGTCTCTGATGCCATTGAGATTGAAGCCTATGAGCTTGATGGTCAGGTTGTCCATCTGGGCGATACGGTCAACATCAAGAGCAGGAAGCACGATGTAGACCTCTACAAGAAGGCTATCGCTTATGAATACAACGCTTTGACGGAAGAGTATATCTCTATCACGTTTGATGACAAACCTGGTGTTGGTGGCTCTGGTGTATCTAGCGGGGTGTCTAATGCTGCCGATGTAATTTTGACTGCTAATCGAAATGCTCAAGAAGTAGCCATTGAACGAGCTGTCAGGAATGCCAACCTAGCCTTTGACGCTGAATTTGACAAGCGATCCAAAGCAATCAATGATGCTATTGAGCAATCAAAAGCGGATGCTGAGGTCTACGCAGACAAAGTACGTCAAGATATCGCTCAAGATTTAGATGATTTTGAGCGCGAATATCGAGTTAACAAGCAATTGCAAGACCAACAAGTAGCTGATATCTTATCAACGGCTCACTCAAGCGCTAGTCTTGCGACTGACGCCAAAAGTTTAGCGGAACGGTCAAAAGCTGAGTCAGTTGCAGAGGCTACTCGTTTAGTCGAGATGGCTAAATCGGCGACTGATGCAAAGATGCAGTCTATTGATATCAATATCGATACGATAAAAAATCAATTAGCTACAAAAGTATCTCAAATGGATTTTGATGCGGTTAATAACCGCTTGACATCAGCAGAGACAAGCATTGTTACCCAAGCAGGGCAAATTGAGCAACGACTGACGAGAGCACAAGCGGAGCAGTTATTATCTGATAAAGGATTTGCGACGACAACGACTGTCCAAAACATTGTCAGAGAGACCGCTGATAGTTTTAACAGGACAATCAGCGAGACTAAAGCTCTGATACCCACAGATTTTAATAGTCGAAATCTTGTCCAAAATGGGGCATTTCCGACCGAAATCAACCCATGGACTGGCGACTTAAAAGTTCATAGACACGACTTTTATTATCGTAATGGTAAAACCTTATTTGTGCTAGATACTGACCAGAGCCGAGAGTTGTTTGCAAAGACTAACCGCTTTGAGCTCAAACGTAACACAGATTATACTCTATCATTTTACGGATTTGCCAGTTGGAATGTCAGCTCAATGGATGTTAACTTCTATGGTCGTAAAAACAGCGACAGCAACGACTGGACCCATGCGGATGAAATCATCAGCAGTAAGAGACTTAGCCCAGAATATGCAGAGTATGTCACAGTTACTTTTAACTCTGGAGATAATGACAATGGTTATTTGCGCTTTGACCACAATGGGTCAAACGATGGCAGTATGTCCTGGTTGTTTTTTGCCGAGGTTATGTTGGTTGAGGGTGTCACTGCTCAAAAGTGGGAACCAGCTTTTGAGGAGCTGATAACAGAGACAAAATTTCACGATGTTCGAGATACTATTGACAGCCATACACGCACAATTGGAGATCAAGCTAATGCCATTAGCCAGGTTGTGCAGACAGCGCAAGGATTGGTTACACGGGTCAATGATATGTCAAGTTATTTTAATCTTATCTATGATCCGACGAACTATACCAAATATAAAGCGAGGGAACCAGAATCGAATTTAGCGCTTGTCGGGACAAATGATTATAAATTACTGCGTATTACACAAACTGGTCGTACAAGCAACGGTTGGAGAGGTTATCAAATGCCAATGCACAGCAACAGATTTACGGCAGGCGAAAAGTTAAGCTATCGCGTAAGTATTTGGGTAGATAGATTGCCGGACGCTGCAATTGGATTTGAAATAAAAAACAATTGGGATATTGTTGCCCAATTTTTTATCCAGCCAACACGAACCGGTAGCAATCAAATATTTACTGGAACTTTTACTGTAAACAAATCAATTGTTTTGACAGACGAATGGCCGTTCCATGTTTGGGTCGAAAAAAATGGAATTGTTGCTATTGGACAACTATCTGTTGTCAGAGGCGATATCCCACCGACAAGTTTTGTTGATAGCACATCATCAATGTTGTTAGCTACCCAAACACAAGTCAACACACTTGCTGGGTCATGGTCTGTGCAGAATTTAAACGGTGCGGGCGACATCTTATCTCAAGCCAATCTATCATCGTCTCAATTTTTGCTTGAGGCGGCTAAAATTCGTTTGAAAGGTAAGACATTAGCTGACGAAATCCAAGCCATTGATGGTAAATTTGGCACGCTCTTTGTAGCGGACGGTACCTTTGGCAAGCTTAATGCCAACGTTATCAGCGCCCAATCCATCACTGGTGCTCAAATCAAGTTTGACCAATCATTTTTTAATTATCTTAGCGCGAACGAAGCATATCTAAAACAGATATTTGCCAAAAACGCATTTATCACACAGGTACAATCCGTAACACTATCTGCTAGTAAAATTTCGGGTGGAATATTAACAGCAACAAACAGAGCCATGGAAGTCAATCTAAACGCTGGTCAAATTATGTATTACACAGACCAGGCAGCGCTCAAGCGCATCTTAAATGGTTATCCTACACAATTTGTTAAATTTGCAACGGGGACAATTACTGGCAAAGGTAATGCTGGTGTTACGGTCATTGGATCAAACCGATGGAACTCCGAATCTTCGAATGATGGTGGTTTTGTTGGGATTAGGGCGTGGAATGGTAATGATATTGATATGATTGATGTGGTTGGTGACACAGTAAGGTTAGCAAGCTCTGCTTATGATAATTCTGATGGATGGGAAATTTTGACCACACCAGGAAATTTAAGGATAGACGCCCACAGAGCAAGTGATAGACCTAGCTCACGTCTCAATATTGGAGATATCCATCTGTTTTTCAAAGATACCAATACCTATTTTTCGCTTAAGGATATTTTAACGACTTTTAACAAAAGCATCCGCGATTTAGGCGGTACTTACTTTACAACATTATAGAGAGGGCTAAAAAATGAACCAGGAACAACAATTAGAGCAAGCGCTACGCTTGACTATTAGCGATTTAAGCCAACAACTGTCAAATGAGCTCACGACTAAAAATGTGCTTGCCATCCAATTGACAGACGCTAAACAACAAATCGCACGTTTGATTAAGGAAAATGAAGAATTGACCAAGCAATTAGACGAAGCTACAAAACCAGACGAAGGAGAAAAATGACTATGACACTGGAAGTAAAAAAAACAACAAAACTTATTGGCAATTTAAAAGTAGGTAACGAAATTGTCAAAACATATACAGTTGACATTGACGAAAAAGGAGTATCAACAATCACAGAATGGACGGCCAATCCTGATTTATATGCAACTAACCGTCGCGAAATGCGCAAACAAGAAGCGGAATTTAGACAAAAACGCTATGAGGTCGAAGATGCGATATTGGCAGAATTGGAATCTGTTGAATCTGAAACTATTGAAGGGGGAGAATAGATGCACATCAATATGTTTGACTTTTTTAGAGATATGATCGCGACGGAAGATGGTTTAATTATCTTTTTACTTGGCCTAATCGTCATCATGGAAATTGTCGATTTTCTGTCGGGGACCTTTGCTGCTATGATTAACCCTGATATCGAATACAAATCCAAAATTGGGATTAACGGGTTAATTCGCAAGATGATGGGTATTATCCTACTAACTGTCTTGATTCCCATGTCGGTACTTTTACCTGAACAGACAGGGGTGGCTTTCCTCTACACAATCTACGTCGGTTATCTAATTCTAACGTTTAAGAGTTTGGTCGAGAACTACGGAAAGGCCAAAGGAGATACATCTGTCTTTAAAAATGTCACAGCAGCGCTTGAGCGCTTGATTGCAAAAAAGGAGGATTAAAATGCCAGTAAACACCGAGACGGCCATCAGGTGGATGGCGGACCGTAAAGGTCGTGTCACTTACTCAATGGATTATCGTAATGGTCCAAATAGTTTTGATTGCTCCAGTTCGGTCTATTTTGCTCTCATGTCCGCTGGAGCTATCTCAGCAGGATGGGCAGTAAATACTGAATACGAGCATGACTGGTTGATAAAAAACGGTTATACACTCATAGCAGAAAATGCTGACTGGGATGCACAGCGTGGTGATATCTTTGTATGGGGCCGACGTGGTCAGTCTAGCGGCGCTGGTGGTCATACTGGCATCTTTATTGATCCTGACAACATCATCCACTGCAACTACGCTCACAATGGTATTACCATTGATAATTACAACCAAACGGCTGCTGCTAGCGGATGGATGTATTGCTACGTTTACCGCTTGGCCAGTCAAACCAGTGCAACGGGTAAAAGCCTTGAAACCTTGGTACAAGAAACTCTTGCAGGGAAATATGGCAACGGAGATATCCGAAAGGCAGCTCTTGGCAATCAATATGAGGCTGTCATGGCAGTCATCAATGGCAAAGCTACGACAAGTCAAAAGAGTGTTGATGAGCTTGCTCAAGAAGTAATCCAAGGCAAGCACGGTAATGGCGAAGCTCGTAAAAAGTCACTTGATAGTCAATACGATGCCGTGCAAAAACGGGTGTCTGAAATCCTCAAAAAACAGCCCTCTGAGCCGTCAAAAGGAGCGGAGGTAAAACAGACTACGGAAACCAAAACAAGCCAAAATGAGCCAATTGAGCAAGCGACAGTCACCAAAGAAGAGGGAGACCTTTCTTTCAATGGTGCTATTCTCAAAAAAGTGGTGCTGGATAAGATTTTGGCTAACTGCCAAAAGCATGACATCTTACCAAGCTATGCCCTAACCATCTTGCACTATGAAGGGCTTTGGGGAACTTCAGCGGTCGGCAAGGCTGACAATAACTGGGGCGGTATGACCTGGACTGGTAAGGGTCAGCGCCCTAGCGGTGTGATTGTCACACAAGGCTCAGCCCGTCCGTCAAATGAGGGCGGTCACTACATGCACTATGGCAGCGTCGATGACTTTTTGACAGACTGGTTCTACCTCTTGCGAAAAGATGGCTCTTACAAGGTAACAGGAGCTAAGACTTTCAGCGAGGCAGTCAAAGGCATGTTTAAGGTCGGCGGTGCGGTCTATGACTATGCGGCAAATGGATTTGATAGCTACATTGTCGGAGCGTCAAGCCGACTTAAAGCCATTGAGCAGGAAAACGGGTCACTGGCCAAGTTTGACAAACAGACCGACATCAGTGACGGTGAGTCTGACAAAATTGAGGTAACCATTGAGGGGATTGAAATTTCCATCAATGGTATTACCTACGAACTGACTAAAAAGCCAGTTTAGCTTAGAAATACGATAAGACAAAATAAGCCCTCAGCAATCGCTGGGGGCTGTTTTTATGTTAGTCATTGTGGATTGTGTTGTAGTATTCGGTAATCTTGATAACCTTATCAAATGACATGCCACCAATGTCCGTTCGTCCCTTGACATAATTTGCCAAAGTGGACTCAGAAAGACCTGTAGCTTGTGCGATTTGATAGCGTGAATGGGTCGTGAAGAAGGTCATTATCTCTTCTTTTGACAGAACTTGAATCATGGATACTCCTTATTTGTCTCTTGAAATCCAGAGATAGACCAGAAAGACGAAGACAAAAATTATTAAATACTTCATTTTTTTGATGTGTTATGATATACTCAAAGTAGGTCAAGGGGGCTTTGCCCCCATTCCCTACTGAACCTTACTTAAACTTCCTTGGTCGGGCTGTTTTTCGAGGTTCTTTTTTTGTTGCCTTGATGACTTCCGCTAGACCTTTGAGGCTAGCACCTAGACCAGTTAAGGCGATTCCGATTGAGCTTATCAGCTCAGGTATTTCTGAGAACTTCATAACTTTTTCCTTTCGTTGATTTCCAGAGTTCTTATCTAAGGTAACCTCCCCTTACCTTATGTCTATATTATACCGTTATTTTTAACGGTAGTCAAGTATTTTTCAAAAGTTTTTTGATTTTTTGGAAGAAAGTTATGTCTAAATAATTCAAGAGAGTTTTGCCCACCATTTGCCCACCAACTTTATCATATTTAACCGAATTTAACCGAATAAAAAAACCAAAAAGCCCGACTTTACGGGCTTTTTGTTCTGTTAAATCCTGTTAAATCAGGTACTGAAAGGCGGTAGACGGATTTGAA